AAAATCGTTTTAATGTGGTATCAAGGGAGCTTATAACTCGCCTTAAGGGATCGTCGATCGAGGAGATCCAGTCGGCCGCCTCCTTAAGACTCCTCTTAGGTGTAGTAAATAAAAAGAAGGGCAGGAAAGTTATAGACTTTACCTGTCCTTCGTGTATCTGGGAGGCGCTGACAATTTTTCGTAAATTGTCAGTAGATGACTTTTTAACTCTAATCACAAAAGAAATGCCTAGTAACCGGTTATTTATATTAAAAGGAGAGGGCGCAAAAGCCCGGACATTTACTTATCAGCGAGTTAAATACTCTAACGATAACCTTACCGACGAGATCGCCTTAAGATGGCTTTCGAGGAGCGCTAAGGGAGTCTCTAACTTTATCTTTATGCCGGAGGCTTACAGGAAAGCTAAAGAGGCGATCTCGACAGATAATAGAGCTCCGCTCGAGGCATGGAAAGCAGAGGAGGAGGTTAAGTCCTCGACCCCTACCCTACCAGATCCGGAGCCAGAAAATGAAGAGACGCCGGAGGAGTTAGCGGAGGAGGTCTCTAAGATAAAATCAAAAGCCAAAAAGCAGACAATAAAAAAAGTTAATAGCTAGCCGATCTTATGTCTAACATTCAATCCCATATAATAAGCCCTCCTAAAAGGAGGATCCGCGTAATAGATACGGGAGGGACGATCGGGACCGCTTTTAATATCCAATTTTACGACCGGGATAATCTCTATCCGGATCGAATGGAATTACATTTGAACGGCTCCGGGACCGCTCAAAGTTGCGTTAACATCAAAGCTAAATTTATTCGCGGCGCCGGATTCGAGGACGAGCGATTAGATCGAGTCGTCCTTAATGCCCAGGGCGAGCGCTTCGTTACGATAAAGCGCCAGATAAGCCGGAGCCTCGCCGCTAATCGCGGCTTCTGCTTACATTTTTGCTATAATCTGGCTTACGAGATAGCGGAGATCCGCTTTATCTCTTTTAAGCAAGTAAGGTTATCTCCTCCGGACTCCTCCGGCCTCTCTGCTAAGGCTTATGTTTGGGAGGACTGGGATCTATCCCACCACAAAATTAACCGGCCTATCCGTCCGCAAGAGGTAGACGTTTTTAATCCTACTCCGGAGGTCGTAGCCGCTCAAATAGAGCTAGCCGGAGGGATTGAAAAATATAGAGGTCAAATCCTATACTATACCGAAGAGGGAGAAAATCGCTACGTATTAAGCTCGATAGATCCGGTTATAGATCACGTTAGAGCGGAGGCGGCCGTAGGTCGTTATAATGCCAATAGCGCAGAGAATAACTTTACGCCGTCCCATTTCTTAGGGCTTCCGCACCAGGAAACAAAGGAGGGAGAGCGCCGCTTACTTAATCAATTTAGGGACTTTCAGGGGACCGATAATCCTAATAGCCTCTTTGTCGTTTTTGGCGTAGACGAGGACAATAAGCCAGTAATAGAGCCCTTCGAGCATCAAAATTTCGACGGGAGATTAAAGCTTACCGGCGACACAGCTAAACATCAAATAATGGAGTATTTCGGTCAAACGCCGGCCTTAAGAGGGACGCCAGTACCGGGAAAGCTAGGCAATAGCGCAGAGATCGAAAATAGTTTTGAACTCTATAATGAATTTACCAGGGAAGAGAGGCAAGATCTAACAGAGATCCTCGCTCGTATAGATCTCTATACGTCGCCTAACATTAAGTTATCCTTATCCGGTAACTATAATATTATCCCGTTATCCTTCGGCGGATCTGTCAAAGATGCCGGCGGATTTATAAAAACAGAGGAGGAGTAAAAAATGGCATTTGTAGACCTAAGCGACATAAGATCTTACATAGATATCCCGGCTAACGCTAACGAGACCGATCTAACGCATAGAGTAAGAGAGGCGGAATTATTAGACGTTAAGCCGCAAATAGGCGACGACCTATTTATAGATATTTCTGATAATCCAGGCGATACAGAAAACGCCGCTCTAATCGAGCTCCTTAAGCCGGCCGTAGTCTATTATGCTTTTTCGAGACATTTAGAGGGAGGTAATCTCTATGCTACGGCTTACGGGATCAAGAAAAAAGAAACGCCTAACTCTACGACGGCGACGACGAGAGAGATAAAGGAGCGGAGCGGATCTAATAGGGATATCGCCTATAGCTATATCGTAGCAGCGATAAAATATATAGAATCTAACAGGGCTAATTACCCTCTTTACGCCGGCGGCGAGACTTTTAAAAAACCGGGCTTAAAAATTGCACAGGTTAAACGAACCTAGTATTTTTTAGCCTATGGTATTACTACAAATTGCGGAGAAAGCTTTAGAAACGTCTCCCTATAACTCTCTAGCCTATGGCGTCCTTGTTTCTATCCTTATCGTCGCTTGCGGCGCTCTCTGGCTAAGGCTACAGGCGGCGGATAAGTTAGGTCGCGAAAACTTTGAAAAGCTAGCTGAACTGATGGCTAAATTCTTTGTTACCTTAGAGGATAGTCGCTTTATGACTGACGCTATAAAAGAGGGTAACTCCGACCTTAAGCACGTAGTAGAGAAATTAGAAAGGCTTATAAATGACTTTTATAAGAGATTTGATAAATTGGAAAAATAATCCTTATGCAGAGGTTTCTAGCAAGAAAATGAGCGCAGTAATAAAGGATCTAAGCAAAGGAACGACCGATAAGCTCGAGGCTTTCGTTTTTGCGGAGGTCTTATATAGGCTATTTATGGAACAGAGCGACTCCCTTAACTTTATCTTTTCGCCGGCCGGAGAGATCATCTTAATTAATCCGGCCGTTACGAGGGCGCTAGGTTACGAGATCCGGGATCTCCGGCGCCGGCTCTTTATGTCCTTCATTCATCCAGACGACCTCGAGGAGACCTTAGAGGTCTTTAACAACTTTCGCCAGGGAATAAACTACGAACCAGGTTTTACCAATAGATACCGGAAAAAGGACGGCTTATATATACCGTTAGAATGGCAAGCCAGTAAGCCTAATCCGGGCTCCTTCTTTTTTGGGACTGCAAAAATAAGATAATATGTCTGTTAATTATCAAGGAATTACCGACTTACAAGTATATCGAGGAGACGACCTTATTAAAAACGTCGTCGTTAATAACTCCTCCGATCCTTCCTACGACTACTCCGGGACTACTATCCTCTTTCAGATAAAAGACGATAGCGAGTCGGCTACCTCGCTAATCGAGGCTACGCCTACTCCGGTAACGACGACGCTAGGGACTATCGAAGTCCCTATAAATATCGCCGGCGTCGAGACCGCTAACCTCTCTCCGGGAGAATATGTCTACGACGTACAATTTACGCTGCCCACTGGGATAGTTCGGACCTATGTAGCCGGTCGAGTTTTTGTTACTGCAGACGTAAGCCGATAAAATAGCTTGAACGATGGCGGATATAATTTTAGATCTATACGACGAGGATGTTACCGTTACGATCCAGGATCCGGAGGAGATATCCTTAGAGATCCAGGATCCGGAGACGATCTCTATAAACGTTACAGATAACGGATCTAAGGGAGATCCCGGAGATCCCGGCTTAAATTGGTTAGGCGACTGGGATAGCCTTGTTAATTACGTAGCTAAAGACGGCGTCTACTATCAAGGATCCTCTTTTGTCTGCAAGCTAGGTAATAATAATCAAGCGCCTTTCGAGGGCTCCTCCTACTGGGATATCGCCGCTAAAAAAGGGCAAGGATCTACGCCGAAAGGCGCCTATAATGCCGGGACCGGTTATGTCGTCGATGACATTGTAGAGTACGACGGGAGCTCCTATAACTGTATCTCTCCGACTACTGGAAACGCGCCGCCTAATCCTACTTACTGGGAGTTATTCGTTAGTAAGGGAGATCCGGGACCGGCCGGAACCGGCGTAACATGGCGCGGAGACTGGGCCTCCGGAGATAACTACGCCGTTAACGACGCCGTCTTTAATAATGGCTCCGCTTTCGTATGTAATACGGCACACACTAACGAGGAGCCGCCGGATCCTAGCTACTGGGATCCCTTCGCAAGCGGCCTCCGCTTTCGTGGTGATTGGTCCGGAGTTATAGACTATAACTTAGGAGATCTAGCGAGATCCTCCGGGACGGTTTATATATGCGTCTTAGGCCACACTAACCAGGCGCCTCCTAATCTTACCTACTGGGAAGTATTTAGCGAGCAAGGATTACAAGGACCGGCCGGAAATGATGGAGACGACGGTTATAGCGTTTTAGAGGGCGCCGGCGCTCCGGCTAATGGCTTAGGAATAGACGGCGATCATTATATAGATACTACTAACCGGATCCTCTACGTCGGGAAAGCCTCCGGCGATTGGGCTAACGCTACGCAAATACAACTAAGCCCAAGTCCTAACGGGACGAGAGTAACAGTCGGGACCAACTCTCAAAACCCTAACAGCGCTACGCCGGTCGCTATTACTTTTAAGGGATCCTACGCCTATAAGGACGCCGGCGTTAATCATTCAACGTCTATTAATTCGGAGAGATTCTCTCCGGAGACTGGGAAAGGCGGTCGTTATACCTTTATTGCTTTTATTAACTATAACTCTCCGAGCGCTCCGAGGATCAATTTACATTTATACATTAGAAAAAACGGGACTACAGATCTAGACGGCGACGGCGATAGCTTCGCCGGTTACTCTCGAAACTCCGGAGGATCTGAAACGTCTACCTGCTTCCTAATATGGTCCGGAGACCTCCTCGATACAGACTATATAGAGCTTATGTCAGAGCAGGGAGATACAGCCGGGAGCGTTTCTATTATATCTACCTCTTTTGCAGAATTTAACCAAAAGACTTTATTAGAAAATCAAGCCGGCGGCGGCGGCTTCGGTTGGGGCGCTTGGCAGGACTTAACGATGAATACTGCTAATACGTGGAATGATTCGCATAATAACGCTCAATACAGAATAAGCGACGACGGCGAAAACGTAGAGCTAAGAGGCGCCGTCCAAAGGACCGGGAGTATTGCTAGCCAATGTGCTACACTACCGGCCGGCTATCGTCCTCCGACTGGCTTTAATCATCCGGCTTTTATAACTGCGAATAAATCTACACTAGGAACGGTCTATACTTGGATCCTCCCGACTGGCGAGATCTGGCAGACCGGTTATAGTGTAAATAATATATTAGAGTTAGGAGGCATTGTTTTTCAGACCTCCCGGACCTAATTTGATACATATTAGCTTAATCGCTATATTTGTCTATTGTCTTATCCGGCCCTTTCGCCAATACCTCCGGCTAATTCATTTTGCTTAAAAAGCCTCTCCGGAGGTTTTTTTTATGCCTCAATTTGCAAAGTAATTACCTAGTAATTACTTTTAAGGATTAATCTTAATTTTTAAGCAAAATGAATATTAACCAAAAACCGACAAAGGATCCGATAGGCTATCTCCTCCGGCCTATCGAGATCGAGGAGACCGAAGGAGTCTATAAGACTCATAAAGTAACGCTCGATACTGCTATAATAGAGAGAGCGGACGAGTTATTTTTTATTAACGGACTCTCGAGGATCTCCCAGGCGATAGCAGCCAGGGACGAGGAGACGGCTAAGGCGGAGAGAGAATTACTCGAAAAGCTTATTATAGATAAGGGAGTATTTGTAGGGAGAGGCGCCGGCGAGGGATCCGCTAAGGCTGCAGTTTGGAGACGCTTTAAGGAGTCTAACTCCGGGATCCCGTTAAAATGTAATCACTTTTACCCAATTCATAAGAAAAGCAATGAAACAAGAAACGAAATCGAAATCGAAATCGAAATTAGCTAAGGGCGCAGCCGCTAAGGGCGCAGATAACGCCGGCGAGGTCCGGAGGTTTACTAATATCGTTTGGACTGGCGAGGACGCCGAAAATCCGCAACTCGTTAAGGCGCTCTTAAGGCGATCCGGCTACAAGGATCTTAACAACCAAAAAGAGGCGGTTAAAATCGCCGTCGGTATAGTCGTAGATCTGCTTAGCGAGGATCCCGACTTTTTAACTAACCGCAAAAAACCAAAAACTAAGGCGGATCCGGACTCCCAGGATAACGGAGACGCTCTCTATTAATCTTAACCATTAAGCAAAATGAAAGACAAAACAGCAAAGCAGCTAAAAGAGCTCGCTATTAAGGCGGTCTTTACGCTCGAGGAGACCTCTAAGGCGATCGACGGCCTTAGACAGTTAAAGCACCAGGCGACAGCGCTACGGGACAAAATAAGACCGAAGCTCGCCGGCGTCCTTCGGTCCTCTAATTGGCCGGAGGACGATAGCTTTTTTATTACCTACGCCGGCCGGCTCTATGGCTTCTATTACTACCTTAAGATTAAGGATAGCGAGGAGCTTAAGAAGTTCCCAGGAACGAGAGAGCTAATCCCAGTATTAGGAGAGGTTAACTTATCTACTTACGCGGCCGATCCTAAAGACTTTCGAGAGGTCGAGGATCTCGATAACGAGGAGCTTAGAGAGACCCTCCTAAACTATATAAGGAACCTCGAAACGATCGAGGAGCTATCGAAAGACTTAGCGGCGAGGGATATAGATATAGACGCTATTAAGGGACGCTTAGCGGAGATAATTAGAGTCCTCCTCCCTCTTACCGTGCCAGATCTTAGCGCTTTTCTTAAAGCAGTAAAAGCCCAGGATATAGAGACAGAGGACGAGGCTAGCTTAATTATCGCCGGCGAGGTCTCTAATACGATCCTACATTATAGCCTTATAGGATCCGGATCTAATTTTGAGAATTATAGTATTAATTTTTACGGCGTCTCTGCGATGCCCTCACCAAACAAAAAAGCAAAATGAACGAGACTAAAAGCATATTTCAAAGGATATCAGATATTAACTCCGAGGTCGTCTATATACCGGCGACCGGCTTTAATGAGAACACTAATAAATATTACCGGAAAAAGGAGGATTTTTTTAACGTCCTACAAAAGCCGATGGCTAGAGAGGGACTCGTATTAGTTAAGGAGGTAACAGCTTTCGAGGAGGCGCCGGCGCAAGTAGGGAGCAAGTCTGCTAACAGAGCTACGCTAGCCGCTCGATTTTACCTTAAGAGCGAAGCAGGCGAGATCTATACGGACGTTATTGTTACTAAGCTAGACTTTTACGATAGCGGCTTTTTAGCTTGTATGTCCTTAGCGACCTCGAGAGCCTTAGAGGACTTTTTTCCTCTTCCTACGGATCGTCCGCCGGCTATTACGAAGGAAGTAACGGAGGATCTCGTTAAGCAGATCTACGAGGCGGAGAGAGGCGACCTAATGAAGATAGCGAAAGCTAACCTTAGCCTCGTTAATAATATCTACTTTCAAAAGCTAATGAAGGCGAGAGAGACGATCTTAAAGTTATCAGCTGCAGACCAGGCAACTATTAAAAAGGGATCGGAGATCTCCTCTCCTACTGCAGCTAAAGAGGTCGAGACGCCGGCGGATCTGGCGTAAATCCAGGCGGAGCGGACGTCCGCTATTAGGTCCGCTCCGCTTTCAATTTGCCCCTTATCTATAATTTTCTATAACTTTACCATTAAGCAAAATGAAAAAGACTAACCACAAAACCGGAACTAACACAACTTGCACCAGAATTATAAACGATGCCGGGACCGTAGCTCTCCGGATCTATAAGACCGGAGTTAGTATAACTAACGCAACCGTAGGGAGCTCAAGAATTAACCGGAGCGAAGCTAACGCGATCGAGAGTCCTACAGAGACGGCGCCTACGAGGGAGGAGATCTCCTCCCTTTTCCGGGCTCTGGCATTTAATTTGATTGATAACAAGGACGGTTATCATATTAACAGAGGGACGCCAGTAAGAGCGGAGGAGTACGATAAGGAGAAAGAGGAGGCTAAGGCTATCTACAGCTTTTTAGACGACGAGGCGGCCTTACAGATTAACGAAAAGAGCGGAGAGCCGCTTATTATGACAGCGCCGGGAGGTCGCGTCTTTTACGACTTCTTTTCCTCCGGGGAATGGTTTATCGTAGGGCAAAATGTAGGGCAAAAGCGATATGTAGAGGAGGCTAAGGCGCATAAGTATTTTTCTAAGATTATGTTATATCCGGCTATAAAATATAAGTTCGTATCTCTGGCAGAATACGAGCGTATCTCTATGTTCTACATAGAGAAAGCCTTAAATAATTTCTTTGCCTAAGTTTTCACTTGTTAAGGGAGCCTTCGCCGGGAGGACCCCTTTTTTAATTTTGTATCTTATGTCGAGACCTATTAAAAGAGACGCCGACTACGTCGCACACTCCGCACACTTACGAAACGCTAAGGAGATTAAAGCCCTCCGCTCGAGATATGGTCCGGAGGGCTACGGCCTTTATTGGATGCTACTAGAAACGCTAACCGGGATAGAGGGACACCGGCTCGAATGGTGCGACCTACAGAGAGAGTTAGTCGCCGGAGATTTGGGAGCTACGCCGGAGGTCGTCGCTAATCTGGTTACTTACTGTATCGTTCTTAAGCTATTCTATCTCGAGGAGGAGGTTAACTCCGACGGCCTAACGCATTACCTAAGATCTCGTTATATCGAGGAGAAATTAGGTCCGCTATACGCTAAGAGAAAAGCAGACAGAGAGCGCCGGGATGCTAAGGCGGCCGTTGGATCTGCTAAGCAGATCTCCTCCCAGGATCCGCCGCCGGTTATCGCTGCGATAACTACAGATATCGCAGCGATAACCCCAGATAACGCCGCGATAACTACACAAAGTAAAGCAAAGCAAAGCAAAGCAAAGGAAGAGGATATAAATATTAAGAGCGAAGAGGAGATCTTAAGCGAAGAAAGGAATATATTAGCGGAGGTTACAGAGGAGATCCGGACGCTACTTATTAAGCATAACTCTATCCAGGTCGCAGAATGGGAGGCGGCCGCTCGACGTTATAACATTGATGTTGTAACACTACAAAAGCAATTTTGTAATACTGTAATAATTAAAGGATCTAGCCGGGAGAGACTCTCTCTAATAGCCGGCTTCGATCGCTACCTAACCGCAACTATAAGCAATAAGCAAAATGAAGAAAGCAGAAGAGACAAAAACCCTACAAGATCTCCTAAGAGATCAACTCGCAAAAATGGACAAAGAGGAGGCGCAGCCGTCGCCGCCGATACCTCGCAACCAAAAACCGGAGGCTATAAGCTCTAAGGCTACGCCTCCTCCTATCGTATTAGAGACGCCGGCCGAAAAGATCGCAGCCGTAAGAGAGATCCTCGCTAAGCATTTCCCAGGCTTCGAGATCGACGAGCATAACGGACCGGTTATAGACGCTATCTCTCTCTATATGTTTAATGATCCGGCTTTCGAGAAAATATCTCCGGAGATATGCGCTAACCCTTCGCTAAGAAAAGGGATCCTTATAGGAGGACCGGTCGGAACTGGTAAAAGCCTCCTCCTTAAGATCTTCGCCGATATCTCTAATAAGTTTAATCCTTTTCATGTTAAGCGCTATAGTTTCCAGTCTACGAGATCCGTAGTTGGAGAGTATAGAGATAAGCTCCGCTTAAAAGAGCCGGTTACATTGATCCGGGAGTTAGGCTTAAAGGACTTTCGCAAGCTTAACGACGGGACTAAGGAGCCTCGCTCTCGCTGCTTTGATGGGATCGGCGAAGAGCTAATGAACGGACCTATAAGAGACTACGGTAATACGCTTAACGTATTTATGGAGATCCTCGCCGATCGTTATGATATGTTTATAGATCACGGTATGTTAACGCATGGCTCTACTAACTGCGATGCCGGCGAGCTCGAGGAGTTCTACTCTCTCCGGATGCTAAGCCGCTTTCGACAGATGTTTAATAGCTTCGAGCTTAAGGGTAGAGATCGCCGGCCGGATGGCAAAATTATAAGGCTTATGTAAGTTTGATTAATAGACCCTTTCTTTACGTTCTTTTCACCTTCATAACAGGACGCCGGATCTAAAAGGTCTGGCGTTTTTTGTTTTGTAATTGCATTATAATTACCTACTAATTATATTAGCCGATAGACAAATAATTTATACTAGGTATGGCAAAAAAAATAACCCCTAACAAAAACCCCTTAAAAGCCGCTATCCGGGAGGATAGGACTAAAGTAACAGTTACAAAAGCCTACGAGCTTTTTAGGGATCGTCCCTACGTCGAGCGCTATAAGCCGTCTTATAATGTGGCTAGATCGGCGCTCGTCTTTTTTCACTTCCTTAGTATTACTTTCGCTTTCCTTTTTGTGTTTAGCTTCGTGCTTAATATGGTCTCCGGTCTCTCGATCGAGGAGATCTCCTACAAAAATAAGGATCTTATTTTTGTCGGGATCGCTGCAGTAATAACCGGCCTCCTCCTCGTTTTTCTTGAACTGGGAAAGGACGCCGTAGGTAAGGTCTTTATAGATATCTACTTAAAAGAGTCTCGCTTTCTATATGTCGCCGGCCTTTTTCTGGTAGTTATTATTAGCTTTTCCGTAGCTAGCTCGACTAACGGCGGCCTCGTCGTAGCTGAATACCAAAACAGAGTTAAGCCGGAGGAGATCTCCGACCTTAGCTCTATCTCTGCTAATTGGTCCGATAAGATCTCCCAGGAACGAGCGGAGATCGCCTCTCTCAGGAAGGATCCTAAAAACCTAGTCCGGGAGGGATCTAATATGGTCTTAGGATGGAATATTAGAGAGACGATCCAGGCTAAGGAGGCGAGAGTAGACAAGTATTTATCTTTAATGGATAAGGAGCAAGGGAGAGCGCACACTAAAAACCAGGAAGTTAAGCTAATGTCCTCGATAGATGTAGAGCAGTATAGGACCGTAGCTCTAATCGTCTCCGTAGCCGTCGAGATCGGTATTATCTTTTTACTAATATTTATCCGCCGCTTTTTCTATATGACTTTTAAGGAGATCGGATTAAGAGAGGATAAGGAGGAGGCGAAAAAAGCTAACTCCTCTCCTACCCTATCCGATAACCGGAGAGTTAGCCAGGTTAAAGAGCCGGCTAAAAACGGTAAAATTATACCGGGCGCCTCGACAAAAAAAATGACTATCCAGGATCCAGGATCCGAGCCAGGATCTTTAGCCAAGATAAGAGGTCTAGTTAATTTTAACGACCCTATCCAGTCTAAAGAATATAGCAAGCTCCTAAATTATGCCGATGTAGTAGCCAGTAACGACGCCGGCTTATCTATTGCGGCGATCGCTAAAGAGCATGGTATATCAGAGGGAACTGTTAAAAATATTAGGAAAATACTAAAAAAATACGCCGAAAATACTAAAGCCGTTATATCATGAAAAAAACAGTTAACAAGCTAATCTTACTCCTTACGAGATCCGCCGGCTTTTATCAAGTCCTATTAGTTGCTATCTTTATCCTAATAGGTTTACTGATGGCGGCCGGCGTTATCGAGGTTAAGTATATTAATCCCTATAACGATGCCAGATAAAAGCCTCCCTAAGAAATTCTCCGGGATCCTCCTAGCTTTCGAGATCCCAGTAGATATAGACTACGCCGATATCCTCCGGAGATCTTCGACGCTATACGAGGGAGTAGGGGAGGCGGTCTTAATCCCGGAGGACGGCCGGCCTTATGTGGTCCTAAATTGTAACAGGATGACAGATCGCCGGAAATGCGAGACGATGTTAGAGGAGGTTAAGGCGGCCGTAGATAAAATCTACGATAAGTATAACAGAAAAGGAAAAGAGAATAAGGAGGAGGCTACAGCGGTCGCCGGATGCAGAGTAGGAGAGTAGGTCTCCTCCTATCTTTCCCAGGATCCTAACTTATAATCATTAATCATATAACTATATGTACTTTATTAAATCCAAAATTTTACTACTTGCGCTCCTCGTTTTTGCGGTTGGAGCCTTCGCCGTAGATTTCGACTTTATCGGATCCGGCGCCTCGAATGGGACTAAGACCGGAGGGACGATCGAGGACACTGTTACGGGAGCCAATATTACCGGCGCCGGATTTTCCTTTGTAAGTAAGCAGCTTTCCGGGAGTCGGGAGATCTCCGTTAAGATCATAGATCCCGGCGGTCCTAATACCTTAGCGCAGTCCGGACTTATGATCCGAGAGGGACTCGATCCGCTCGCTCCTTATGTTTGCGCTTACGTTAACGGGAGTAATAAGCTACTCCGTATCTCTGCAAGATATTACCAGGGATCCGGGACGGCTATAGTATTTCAAAAAGTAATTCGTAAGGCTTCAAAATTTTGGCTTAAGATCGAGAAAGTCGGGCAACGCTGCGAGATATATATTAAATACAAAAATAATTGGCCTTATGAGTACCTAGACGCCGTCTACTATATGCCGGCCGGTCCTTATAGAGCCGGGATCGCCTCCGCCTCCGGAGTAGGCGTCTCTAACGAGACCTTTATCTATAAGCAGTTTAAGACGCCGGCGATCGCTGCGAGGATCTCTCCGGCCTCCTCTGTTACTGCAGAGATTAAGGTTTATCCTAACCCTACTCCTGATCGAATTAACTTAGATCTCCCGATAGCGCCTCTCCGAGTCCGGATATTTAATCCGGAGGGAAAGGTTATATTAGACGACCAGGAACCAGGGAGGACAAATAGTTACGACCTTAGCTCTCTCCCGGCCGGCGCCTACTTTATCCGCGCCGATGGCTTAGATAATAAACTTTATATGAGAATTGTAAAAATCGAATAGGGCTTTAGTATTTGATTCACTTTCTCCGCCGGCGTCCGGATCTCCCGGCGTCGGTATTTTTTTTATCTCTAACCATTAAGCAAAATTAAAACAGGAAAAAAAGCAGACCTCCCAGTTATAGACCTCCCGGCTCTGGATATAGTTACGCCGATCTTTTGTCCTCGATATGGCTGCAGAAAAGTTATAGGACCAGATAGACAGAGGACCGGCGCTCTCTGCAGCTGTAAGAGGAGGCGAGTAAGACTCTCTCCAATAGTAACTTCGTAGATCTAAGTAATTACTAACTAATTGGTTTTTAAAGCGTTCTAAAGTATATTTAGGGCGTATTTTTTTTACCAAAATGAGACAGATAGGACAAAAAAACGAGGAGCCGGCTTTTGATGCTAAGCAGATCGCTAAAGACTGGCTTAAGATCGACGAGGAGGAAACCTCGCCAGATCATAACAAGTTAATCGAGTCTCTCGCTTTTCTGTTAGAGGGCGTTTTTGCCGAAGGGCTTCATATAGGAACCTGTGTAAAAACTATGCAAGTATGTCAAAATTAGCGCCGCTCCTTATTTTCTTTTTTACCTTTTCGCTTTTCCTGTTACTGCAGACGGTAATACACGCTCGCAGATGGCGAGAGGCAACTAACGAGCCGATCCCGTTAAGCTTCAAAAATATGTGGTCTTTATTGAGAGGAGGCGTCTACTCTGCTAACGCTGCTTACTATGTGGCTACTAATGATTACATTTTAGCGCCTAATATAGCCTACGAGATCCTCCGGATTACTTTGCTGCAGATGTCTATATTTTGGCTAATATATGATATTTTATTACCTCTATTTGCGGACCGGCCGCAACTCTGGCAGGATCCCGACTTAGGCGATAATAATAGTTTCTTTGATCGTATAGGCGGCGACTGGATAGGTAATCTTATTATTAAGCTAGTTAATCTCCTCTTTTGTATTGGTTGGCTACTGTTTACAGATCCGGGAGAATTTCTCCCTATTATCCCTAATCATATAACATGGATAGGAGTAGGCGTCGGATCTATTGGAATGTTAATTGTTTACTTATATAAAATTAAGATTATGAGTTATCCAAAAATTTCCCTATTTGATCTATTTACCAGAAAATACGGCCGGCGTAACGGGATGGTCCTTATCTTCGTTTTCTCTATGGTCGTTTTTCCTACTGTGTGCTTACTGTTAGCCGGCGTAGTCTCTTCCGCTCTCAACTCTCAAAACGAATTTATATTAAATATTGGAGGCGGCGTCTCCTTTATCCTTGTTATCTTATCTATTAAGATCTCCCAGGTTATTAAGATCCGCCGTCCTGAAAGCTTACGTTAGAGGTTTAGCCCTTGCTTTTGAAATTGTGTTTTTATAGGGCTCATGTTTAAGGAAGTAGTAAGGCGAGCCGGCGAGGAGCTATCCTCCCGGCTTTTTTTCGTAATACAGAGAGATAACAGAGAGATTTTATAATATGGCAGATCAAAAAACAGAGGAGGGAAAGGCGGCCGCTCGAGCTAACCTTATTCCTTTTGAAAAAGGAACGAGCGGAAACCCGGCCGGCCGGCCTCCGGGATCCCGTAACATAAGAACGGCGCTAGAAAAGCTCTCCGCCTACGCTATTAAGATCGAGGATAACGATATATTCGATAGCCTCCGGCGCAAGTTTCCGGAGTATTTCGACGAGGACGGGAGAGCCTCGATCGTAGATCTTAACTTACTCCGGCTAGCTACTGGCTTTATGATAAAGGATAAAAAAGTAGCATTAGCCTATATGCGAGAATATTTCGACCGGCTCGACGGCCGGCCGGCTCAAACTGTAATAGGTAAGGACGCCGAAGGTAACGAGATAGAAAAGAAAAGATTTGACTTAGGAGACGGACTTACTATAGAGTTCTATTAATGGATCCTAATACGTTATTAAGCTTAGAGAATTTCCCGAAAGCTAAAGAGCTTTTCCGGGCTGTCTTTAGCTTTAAGTATAATGTAATCTTTTACGGAGGAGCCGTCCGAGGAGGTAAGACCTTTAACCTCTTAGGCTGCTTAGTTCTACTCCTCCGTATGTACCCAGGCGCGAGGGCTGCAATCGTCCGTAAGGATAGCGAAATGTTAAAGAGAGCGACTCTCCCGAGTGTTAAAAAGGTCTTTCCTCCTAACTTTCTCCGGCTTATAGACGCGACCTCCTACAGATGGGAGGCGGATAATAGACGATACGGAGCGCCGCTTAACGGCGAGGTCTTTTTTTTCGGAGAGAACTACGAGAGGGATAAGGAGTTAACCAGATGGGACGGCTTAGAGGTTAACTTTATCCTTATAGATCAGATCGAAGGAATAACAAAAGAGGGATTTACTAAGGCGCTCGAGAGAGTAGGGAGTTATTTTATCCCAGGGATCCCGAAGGAAAAACAGCCGCCGCCTATAATCCTAGCCTCTCTTAATCCCTCCAAAAACTGGATTAAGTCGCTCGTATATGATCGTTGGAAAGAGGGACAATTACCGGATAAATGGACATTTATACCGGCCTTTATTACGGATAATCCCTATGTTCCGGATAGCTATAAGGAGAGCTTAGAGCAGCTAAAGACCACTAATCCCAGGGAATACGCTAGACGAGTCTTAGGAGATTGGAACTACGCCGACGATCCCTCCGCTCTCGTAGATCCCGACAGACTTAACGATATGACTACTAACGAGTATGTCGAGGAGGGATCCTCTTATATTACTGCAGACGTAGCCAGATTCGGCCGGGATAGTAGTGTTATATTAGTATGGAAAGGCTTTAAGGTCGTAGATATAGAGATAATCGAAAAGTCTAAGACTACCTACTTCGAGCGGAGAGTTAAGGAGCTCGCTAGAAAGTACCAGGTTAGCCGGTCCCATATCATAATAGATGCCGATGGCGTCGGAGGAGGGCCGGTCGATCACTTACAATGCAGAGGATTTGTTAACAACTCTCGAGCGATCGGAAAGACGAGAGTAGAGGGCAAAAATATTAAGAATAGCGAGATATACGCTAACCTAAAGACTCAATGTGGCTACCTATTGGCGCAATATATCAACGATGGCAAAATACATTGGGCGATCCAGGATCCGGACTTGTCGGCGAAAATGAAGGAAGAAGTAGAGCAGATCCGGGAGAAGTCGCCAGGGTCCGACAATAAAAGACGGCTAGTCCCTAAAGACGAGGTTAAGAAAGTCTTAGGTAGGTCGCCAGATATAAGCGATAGCCTTATAGAAAGAATGTTTTTTGTCTTAAAGGGTTCGAGTATGTCTGCAGGATATTAAAAAAGCCGGCGAAGCTAGCCGGCCTTTAGAGTTCCTCCAAAATGTTTACTTTAAGAGCTACTATAATAATATTATATTTACGATTATGAAAATCCCATTTACACTAATTAAGAAATCTACGGGCGAGGAGATCTCTTTTGATATTCCGCAGCTATGGGAAGATATAAGTGTAGGAGAGTTTGTAGAGATTAAAAAGAAACTGATTAAGGGAGAAAGCTTAGAGGGATCTAACCTCCTCCCGGTATTCTCTGGGATCCCGGCTAACGTATGGCGATCGACCTCTACAGAGGAGGTAGGAGGCGCCATCGCTGCGATCTTTACGCTATTAACCTCTACACCTCCGGACTTCTTAAAGCTACCTAAGCCGGCCTCTATTGAGCTCGACGGCGTAGAGATCCGGACTAAGTCCGATATTGGCAAGTATTCATTTGGAGTTATCGAGGCGATGACTCAAAGGGTGACGGATTGGGTAATAGGCGGATCCGACGCCGCCTCCCTCGACGAGCTTATTATATACGCTCCGGAGGTTATAGCGCTTTTCAGTTACGAGGAGTATAGCTCCGGAGAATGGGACGAGGAGCGGAGTAGAGATCTAATCCCTTTTGTCGAGGATCTCCCGGCGATCGTAGGGATCCCCTTAGCCGTTTTTTTTTTATTAATAGCCCTCGAGTCGTTAACCAATGGCGTAACGCTATTAACTCAAAATCAAAAGCGGACTCAATCTCGCAGATGGCGGACCCGTCGGAGCTAGCTGCTTTCGGCGTTATTAATATCCTCGAGGAGTTATCCGGAGGAGATCTGCTAAAATGGGATTCGATCTTTAGGCTACCTTATGAAGTTGTTATGACAAAAAAACTATATAACGTAACTCGATCCGCTTACGAGGCGCGTTATATGCAGATTCTAAAAGATAGAGAGGAGTCTAAGCAAATGAGCAGACGAGCAAAATATAGATAGTATGGTAAGCATAATAGAAACGATTATAGCTAATATGTCGGTCCCTATGGGATTTATCTACGCCGAGGGTTGGGAGTTTAACTTAAAGGCGGATAAGGTCGTTACGTGGCCTCTCGCAGTCCTCCTCCCAGTCACCAAAAAGAAAAAGCCTCTACAGACTAACCAGGTTATTACGGTTAATAATCTGCAGATCCTTTTTATTAATAAGACCTCCTTTCTCCGGGATCCGGAGACCGAAGCTCTCCCGGTTATCGAGGCGCTCGAGGATCTCGCAGACGAGTTTTTAATTAGACTCGCTAAGGCTAAAAAATGGTACGAGCCGATATATAAAACGGAGTTCGACTTACTCCCTCTCCCGGACGAGTTCGACTTACCCGGAGACGGCTACTTTATAGGAGGTAAGGTCTTAGATAGGTCATCTATAAAATTTTGCTAATGACAGATCAAGAGCTATTAGATCGGATGATTACGACCCTTAAGGATAATATAATAAGGGAGCAAGCGGCGAGAGGAGTAAAAGCCTCCGGCCGATCTGCCAGATCCTTAAGAAAGGAGGTAACAGACTCCGCCGGCCGCCTCTATGGACTGTATTACTTTTTGCAGCAAGAGCAAGGAAGAGGACCGACCCGGACGCTCGAGCCGTCTACGCCTACACTACGAGAGAGGATATTTAGTTGGTTAGGCGAGAAAGGGATTAACCCTACGGATATAACAAAGGAGTCCTTAGCCTATGTTATAGCTAGAAAGATACACAATGAAGGGACAAAGCTTTATAGAAAGCTAAATAAGGGAGAGGCTAACGACGCCGTTAAGGTCGGTATAGAGGACGGTATTAACGCAGTTATTAAGCAGTATAAGCCGGAGTTAGTTAAGAAAATGAGTATTTCTCTAAGGAGTCAAATAGTAAAAGATATAAAATGATATCGCAAATATCTAACCCAGGAAAGACCGTATTAGGAACGTCCGTAAGCCGGCACGTTTCCGGGAGAGCGCCTATTATATTCGAGTATCAAAGGAAGGACTTTATTACTACCAATTACGGCAACTACGGCGGATCCGTACAAATAGAAATAGCTACGACCTCGAACCTTTTTACGCTAGGAGATAAGGTCTACTTTTTCGCTACGGATGGCGCTACGGAGGTCGCCGGCGTCGGGACGATAGACCAGATCTCGCAGACCTCCTCGACGGTATTAGTAATAAGCATCCCTTACCAGGCGATTACGCCTACGGAGCAATATATTAACCTTAATACGCATTATAACGACTACGCCGCTAACCTCGAGATCTATAACGTTAGAGACGATAGCGAGGCGATCGCTACGAAGGATCTTACGCCAGATAAGACCGGCTTAGTTAAATTCGACGTTAAGCCCTTCGTTAGTAACTTTCCGCTTAAGGGATCCTATAACGCTACTGCAGCACAAAACGACCTACTCTTTACGATCCCTTTTTATATCAAGATAGGAGAGAGCTATGACCAGACGACGACGACGCCGGCGAGGATAGATCCGGAGGACTACTACTCCGCCTATTTTCTTCCGGAGATCGGATCTCCCTACGGTCAAAATTTAGGATTAGAGTTAGCTTTTCCGGGCGCCTCCGGAGACGAGGAGGGCCGCTTTTTAATGGACTTTGAGAAGCCTACATTTTTCGCCGGTTGGCCTTTCGCCTTAACCTTTCACTATGTACCTAACGGAGTAATAGACAATCTCTCGAAAGTCGTTAAGGAGTTAGACCAAAACGATACGCTACTAGCTACGACCTCCGGAGGATTTACGCCGGCGGATCTGGCAGAGCCTATAGAGGTCCAACTAATACAGACTTTCACGGCTAATACTTGCCTCCTTAAAGTATCTATCGAGGGCTCTACTACCTTTTCTTTTTTAACGGTTATAGATCCCGGTATAGATGGGACTTTTGATCCCTCTATTAATACCTCCTCCGGTATAGCTTACTGGCTATTCGAGGATCTTAGCACGTTAAGCGGTAACGGGATCTCGACTACTGGAAACGGACTAGACGGATCCTCCCAGGTCGTAAGGATCTCTAACCTAGATCCTATAGTTATAACGGCCTTAGATCTCTCCGGCGATAAGATCTCCGGAAAGCTCGACGCCTCCTCCCTTGTTAACGCTACTGCTATATACTTACAGGATAACGAAATTGCCTCTTTTGTAGGCGCCGTAACTTCGGCCTTAGTTAATAACCTTAACCTTAGCGGTAACGGATCCCTTGCCTCCGTAGATCTCTCCGGCCTTAGTAATTTAGGCGGCGCCGTTAACCTGTCTAACTGTAATCTCCCTAACGGATCTATCCTCCTCCCTACGACCTCCCAGGCTTTTACGAGTCTTAATCTTAGCGGAAATAACTTAGGCTATCTTAACCTCTCCCGGCTCTCTAATTTGGGAGGAGTTAACAGCTCTATCGTTAACCTCGCCGATAACTCCCTATCTCAATCCCAGGTTAACAGCTATATTATAGATCTCAATAGGATATTTCCGGCCGGCTATACCGGTCGCGTTATCCAGATCGACGGGACTAACGCCGCTCCGGGCTTAGGGATCCCGGCCGTAACTTCGGCCTTAGCTTCGCTTAGTACCAAAAACGTAACAGTTAACTACTCCGGCGCCGGAGGATCCTAATTTTATCGCTTATGCCAATAGTACAAGAAATAGAAGTCTACTACGAAGAGATCCCGGATAGCTGTAATCCGGTCTGTCTATACTGGCGTAATAGCGCCGGCGGTTTTAGTGTTTGGGTATTTGTCTTAGAGAATGAATTAGAGCCGGAGTATAAGAGAGGCGAGGTATTTAACAAGCCGATCGAGGACTATACTAACGGAGTAGATCTCTACGCCTCCCTCCCTCATCAAATACGCCAGGGACTAACCGTCGCCGGCCGGTCGCTAGATCTGCAGACGATAGCGGCGCTCGAATTTCTAGGAGCTTCGCCGGCGGTCTGGGAGGTCCGTAAGGATGGCGCCGGAGGCTTTATCTTTATCGAGGTAGAGGTTACTAACGTACAAGCTAACCGAAATATTAACGACCTCGCCGGCGACGTTTTTGTTACCTTTAAGCGACCTAATAAACTTTTTATCTAATGGATAGACTAATAGTAGACGGTATAGAGATTAACTTAGATCCTAATAAGAGGATAGGTTACACCGTCTATGGAGTTAACCTATCGGATATAACCAAACAAAAAACGAGCTACTCGAATAGAGTTAAGATCCCGTTAACGGATCATAATAGAGAGGCGCTAGGATATCCGGAGGAGATCTCCTCCGGCGATCGGACGCCTTACCGTCTGTTACCTTGTTCTCTCTGGCTAGACGGGTTCCAGGTCGTTACGAATGGCTTGCTAAAGATCGAGCGGATCTCCGACGATATCGAGGCGACGGTATTTAGCGGAGACCTCGAGGCTTTTAAGCTAATGAAGGGATTAGAGCTTAAGGATCTCGACTTGTCCTCCGATAATCATTTCTATACGATGGCAGAGATCTCATCAAGGGCTAACAATTTCTTAGGCGCAGGAGAGAGCTTTTATCCGGCGATTAACTATAAGAAAAATCCCGTAACCTCTAACCGTTGGAATTATAACTATCTCTTTCCGGCGTGGTGGGTTTTAGATATACTTAACCAGGCTTTTACAGACCAGGGATATAAGGTCGGCTCCTTAGAGTGGGTTTTGCCGGGCTTTCAAGTCTCGCACGTTGCGAGACTGGCTATCCCTTTCTCTAATAAGAAATTCCAAAACGGCGCCGCCTATGTTACGGATCATAGCTTTAACGCCGTCTCTAATGCCTCTACGGTCGTCGATATCGACTACGAGAACAACTCCGGGACGCTAGAAACTCCGGTATATACCGACAAGGTAGCGGCGCAAGTAGAGGAGACCGGTAACGCTAATTACTCCTCGCCAGATTTTACAGAGCCTAACGCCTCGAGGATCCGGTATTATGGAGAGTTTCGAGTTAGCGCCTTTACGCATAGCTACCAGGACACGCCGCCGGAGGATCCGCCGTTAGCTTTCTATCGTATCGCTATCGTTAAAAATGGAGTTATGCAATCGGAGACGCAAATAGGCGCCGATAACTCCCTATCCTTAGCGACCTACTCGATCGAGGCGGAGGTAGAGGCGACCGCCGGCGACGAGATCTCCTTAGCCTTTCTAACCTATATAGAGAGCTCCGGTATAGATGACGAGGTAACAGTAGACGCGACCTTAGAGGACGTTAAATTTTACGCCGCTAATGTCGAGGCGGAGATTTTCCCCGGAGGTTATGTCGAGAGCGCAGAGCAACTCCCGGAGATAGAGCAGACCGATTTTATCCGCTATATAGGATCTCTAATCGGCGCCTATATTGTTACGGATCCGATCTCTAAAAAATGGACTTATAAGCCGTTTAAGGATATCGTAGCACAAAAGCCGGCGGCTAAGAACTGGGATAGTAAATTGGTGCTTAAGCCAGGTCAAGAAAATTGGTATGTAAATAAGGACACGAAGCCGGAAAGCTTCTACCAGGTTAATAAGTTTGAATGGTTAGCAGACGAAACCGTTAACCCGGTAAAAGGTAACGGATCCTTTAACCTCGATAACGAGCAACTCGACAAAACAGGGACTTTTATAGATAACATCTTTAGCGCTTCGGAGCAAAGATTAACGGCCGGC